GGATGAGGTTTTGAAGGTTGCTGTCGCCCGGGCGATGAAGTACCTGCCCGAGGCGACGATGACGACGTGAACGAAAGGAGAAGTGTGATGACCAGAGCAGAACTGCAACGGGCAAGTGAACTGAACGAGCGACTCGAGGTGATTGTGCGGATGGAGAGCGCGCTGCGCCGCGAGGGCCTGGACAAGATCGAGGTGACGTTCGCCAACGCGGCGGATGACACGCTGCTCGATCCTGACGACACCCTGTTGCTCGAGGGCGGTGACGTGCGCTCCTGGCTCGAGATGGAGCACCTGCGTTGCTCGGAGGAGCTTATCAAGCTCGGGGTGAGCGTGACCGCGTGAGGTTGACGCACTCCGAGTTCCAGGCGCTGCTCGCGCGCCGTCGCGGTGTGCGCGGGACGGTGGCGCGCGTGCTGACCGGGCGGCGCTGGGAGGAGGAGTTCGCCTGGCAGATGGACCAGGATCGCGTGACCTACCTGCGCGAGTTCCGGTTCCTGGCTGACCGGCGCTTCCGGTTCGACTTCGCGATGTTGCCGCAGATGGTGGCGGTGGAGATCGACGGCGCGGTGCACCGGATTCGCTCGCGGTTCGAGGGCGACCGGGAGAAGGGCAACCTCGCGCTCCTGGCGGGCTGGCGGGTGATGCACTTCTCGCCCGCCCAGGTGCGATCCGGGGAGGCGCTCACTCTGCTGCACCTGGCATTAGCCGGAGCGAAAAAGACGATGCAGACACTGGCTCTTGACGCGAAGGAGATTGAAGCGTAAAAGCCTTTCCCCATGCGTCCCGACTCGGCAACCCAAGGTGACCCTCTCCACTTTGAGTTCGTCGAACCGGGCCGCATTCTGAAGGAGAGGCCCATGGTCCCGATTCTGCTCATGGTCGTCGCGCTGGTGCTGTTCGTGCTCGCCGCGCTCCCCGTTGCGATTCCGAAGTGGCCTGCACCAGGCTGGCTTGGTCTCGCGTTCCTCGCTGCCGCGCAACTGTGGCCCCTGGTCGTGCACTTCCCCGGGAAGTGAGCGATGCCATCCTCGACACCGAAGCAAAAGCGCACGATGGCGGCGGCGGCGCACGACAGCGCGTTCGCGAAGAAGGTCGGCATCCCGCAGCCGGTCGCCGAAGAGTTCAACGAGGCCGACACGGCGGGCCAGGAGAAGGCTGAAGGCGAACCACCGCCGTCACCGCCCGCGAATCCGCAGCGGACCCTGATGAAGCAGCGCGCGATGTCGCACATGCTGCGAGGGGCGCGGTGATCCCGAACGAGAAGCGCTTCACCTCGGAGACGGCGCGCATCGCCGGTCGCAAGGGCGGTGCGGTGCAAGCGGAAAATTTCTCGATCCAGAAGGGCTTGCGCGGCGCGTTCGCGATCTACGGCAGGCGCAAGGAGAAGGAGGTGCTGGATCAGGCGCGAGCGTACGTTCGCGATCACGACCTCCTCGGCCTGCAAGTGTTTTTCCTGGAGATGCTCGAGAGCGGCGGTGAAGATCGCCGCGCCATGCTCGGCATGGTCCGCTCGATGTTGCCGATCCAGGTCCAGGGCGCGTTCGATGCCTCGCTCACCGTCATCGTCAACACTTTCGGTGGCGAGCACCAGGTCGACATCACGCGCGTGAAGGAACCACCGAAGGACGCGCTGCGGGAAGCGGTCCCTGTCCCGCTCCTGCAGCGCGCACCCGAGGTGGAGGTCGATGGCTGAACTGGTTCTGCCGAACGGCTTCACCCCGCGCCCGTACCAGGCGCGAGCGATGGCGGCGTTCGATTGCGGCATCAAGCGCGGCGTGTACGTGTGGGCGCGGCGCTCGGGGAAAGACGTCACCTTCATGCACCAGATCGCGAAGATGGCGCACAAGCGCGTCGGCACGTACTTCCACATGCTGCCGACCTTCACGCAGGCGAAGCGCAACGTGTGGGACGCGATTGACGATCAAGAGCGGCGCATCATCGATCACGTTTTCCCGAAGGCGATTCGCGCGAAGACGAACGAGACCGATCTGGCGATCCAGTTTCGCTGCGGCTCGGTCTACCAACTGATCGGCGCGGACTCGTACAACGCGGTGGTGGGCTCCAACCCCATCGGCCTGGTGATGTCGGAGTACGCGCTGATCGATCCGCGAGCGTGGCAGATTTTCCGACCGATCCTCGTGCAGAACGGCGGCTGGGCCGCGTTCATCGGCACGCCTCGAGGTTACAACCACTTCCACGATCAGCTCGAGATCGCGCGGCGCGAGGACGACTGGGACTGGTCGCAGATCAACGCCATCGAAGCGGGCTACATGACGCAGGCGATGATCGACAAGGAAGTTCGCACCGGCATGCCCGATGAGCTTGCACGCCAGGAATACCTGGTCGACTTCTCGGCGGCGAACGTCGGCGCGATTGTCGGCTCGAGGATCGAGCAACTCGAGAAGAACGGGCGCATCTCCGACCAGTTCGCCTACGACCCGGCGGGCTCGGGCGTGGTGGTGTCTTCGGACATCGGCTACCGCGACGCGGCGGCGTTCTGGTTCTGGCAGGCGATCCCCGGCGGCTTTCAGTTGCTCGCGTACCTCGAGGACACGGGGCTGGATACCACCGACTGGATCGACCGGCTTCGCGCGCAGCCGCTGCCGATTGCGAAGTTGCTGCTGCCGCACGACGCGAAGGCGAAGCACATGTCGTCGCGCCATTCGGTGCTCGAGCAGTTCCTGCAGGCCGGTTTCAACTGCGGCATCGTGCCGCAGTCGCGCATCGTCGACCGCGTGAACGCGGCGCGCTCGGTGATCCTGCGCTGCAGCTTCGCGAGGAGCGCCTGCGCGAAGGGCCTGCAGATGCTGCGCGACTGGGGCTACAAGTACGACGAAGATCGCAAGACATTTTCGCGCGAGCCCGATCACAACTACGCGAGCCACGGCGGCGACGCGTTCAGCTACGGGTGCCAATCGGTCAACGAGTTCGTCGCGAGCCCGAACCCGCAGGACAAGTACCGCGACGTCGGACACGCGGCGTCGTACGCGTTTCACCTCGAGCAACTTTACCAGGATCGCGGCGAGGCGCACGGTGGGAGACACTTTTGAAATGCTTCCGGCATCGCTTGTCATATCGCTGGTTCGCCTGCGCGGCAACCTCCGAACGGCGGCAGGTTGTGCCGGGAGCGCCATTTTTTTCGCGCTCGCCGGATGCACGGTGCTCGCGGGCCCGTGCGAGCGCGAGGTCACGGTGAAGACGACGTGCGAGCCAGGCGGAACGAGTGTGACGTTGCCGCCCAGCAACTGAGGGAGAGGATCGATGGCGAAAGCAACTAGCGGCGGCTCGGGCACGGTGGTGATCCCGGCGAGCGAGGTGAGCGACCTGGTTCGCAAGGCGACGGGCCTGCCCACCACGTTCTTCGTCACCGTGGACAAAGCGAAGATGAACGCGGACGGCTCGATGCAGGCGAACTACACCTTCGACACGAGTCAGACACCGCCACCGCCCGCCGCAGCGCGCGAGAGCACCGATGGCTGAAGAGCGCTCCGAGTTTAAGACGAAGTCGGACCTCTACGAGCGCGAGCTAGGAGCGGCGAAGAAGGAATTGTCGAAGTGGCAGGAGACCGCCGCGCGCGTGGTGAAGCGCTACCTGGGCGGCAAGGCGTCGAACGCCTCGAGCGGGACCGACGACGGCGGCGGCGTGTACAACCTGTTCTGGTCGAACATCAACATCCTCAAGGCTGCGCTCTACGCGAAGCAGCCGCGCGCCGACGTGTCGCGGCGGCACAAGGACTTCTCCGATGACGTCGCGCGCGTGGGCGGGCTCATCATCGAGCGCATCCTCAACCTCGACATGGATTCGCGCGCGAGCGACTTCGATCAATCGCTGCGCAACGTGATCGAGGACCGCCTGGTGCCGGGCATGGGGCAGATGTGGCTGCGCTACGAGCCCTCGTTCGTGAACCAGACCATCGACCCGGTCGTCGACCAGGCGAGCGGCACCACGATGCACCCGGGGGGCACCTACGAGGTGATCGGGGATGAGCACGTCGCGAGCGACTACGTGCACTGGCGCGATTTTCTGTACTCGCCGTGTCGCACCTGGCGCGAATGCCGCTGGGTGGCGCGCGGGGTGTGGATGACGCGCGACCAGTTGAAGGAAAAATTCGGCAACAAGCTCGGGACTGCGGTGCCCCTGCAGAACGCGCGCAGCGTGAAGGGCTCGCTCGTCGAGAACGACCCGTGGTCGAAGGCGCAGGTGTGGGAAATTTGGTCGAAGGAAACGAAGTACGTGTGCTGGAAGGTGCTCGGCTACGACGAGTTGCTCGGCGAGCAGGCTGACCCGCTCGGGCTCACGGAGTTCTTCCCGTGTCCGAAGCCGCTCATGGCGAACGTGACCACAAGCTCGTTCGTGCCCAAGGCCGACTACCAGATGCTGCGCGATCAGTACGTCGAGCTAGACGTGATCTCGGCGCGCATCGCGCTGCTCGAGGACGCGATCCGGGTGGCGGGCGTCTACGACAAGTCGAGCGCGCAACTGCAGCAACTCATCAGCAACCGCGTGCAGAACGTGATGATCCCGGCGGACAACTGGGCGATGTTCGCCGAGCGCGGCGGCATCAAGGGCGCGGTCGACTGGTTCCCGCTCGACATGGTGATGACGGCCCTGGACAAGATGCGCGAGGTGAAGCAGGCGCTGAAGCAGGACTTGTACGACCTGACGGGCCTGTCCGACATCATGCGCGGCGCGTCGGTCGCGAGCGAGACCGCGACCGCGCAGCAACTGAAAGCCCAGTACGGCTCGGTGCGGATGCAGTTCATGCAGGGCGAGCTAGCCGAGTTCGTGCAGTCGGCGCTGCAGATCAAGGCCGAGATCATGTCGGCGCACTTCCAACCCGAGACGCTGATCCGGCGCTCGCTCATCGACAAGACGCCCGATGCGCAGTACGCGCAGGCGGCGATTGAGCTTCTGCGCGACAAGCGCATGGCGATCTACTCGCTCGCGGTCGACCCCGACACGATGGCGATGACCGACTACGCCGCCGAGCAGGACGCGCGCACCCAGTGCATCACCGCCATCGGGCAGTACCTGCAGGCGGCGTGGCCGCTGGTGCAGGCGAAGCCCGAGGCCGCGCCGTTCATGCTGCAGGTGATGCAGTGGTTCCTCGCGGGCTTCAAGGCCGGGAAGCAGATCGAGGGTGTGCTCGACCAGGCGATCCAGGCGATGACCCAGCAAGCGCAGCAGCCGCAGCCGCCCAAGCACAC